AGGTGAGCGTGCTTTTGCCTAAAATAGTTTAGGAAAAGTGGAGAGGAATCGATAAATAAAAGTGTCGATTCCTCTTTTTATTTTATGGGCATATTATGGAAATTAAAGTTAAGCTTGATGAATTAAAACAAAATAAATTATTTGTCGCTACACCAATGTATGGCGGCATGGCTCACGGCCTATATGTCAAATCGTGTTTAGACCTACAAGCAACAATGGCAAAATACGGTATTGATACAAAGTTCTCATTTTTATTCAACGAATCTCTGATTACTCGAGCAAGAAATTATCTCGTTGATGAATTTCTCCGTTCAGAATGTACTCACTTATTGTTTCTTGATTCTGATATTCATTATAATCCGCAAGATGTATTGGCTATGATGGCATTAGATAAAGATGTTATTGGTGGTCCCTATCCTAAAAAATCAATTAATTGGGGTAACATCGCACAAGCAGCCAGAAACAATCCTGATATGGATCCAAAAGAATTAGAAAAACTTGTTGGTGAGTATGTATTCAATGTGGTACACGGAACAAAAACATTTCAAGTTACCGAACCTTTAGAAGTTCTTGAAATTGGTACGGGTTACATGATGGTTAAAAGAACAGTATTTGAAAAACTTGAAAAGGCATTTCCAAATATTCGTTATAAACCAGATCATGTTGGTCAAAAACACTTTGATGGTACTCGTTACATTCATGCGTATTTTGATACAGTTATTGACAGTAAAGACTCTATTACGGGCGGTGGTTCTGATCGTTACTTATCGGAAGACTACATGTTCTGCCAAATGTGGCGTAAGATTGGCGGAGAAATTTGGTTGTGTCCTTGGATGAAAACGCAACATATTGGATCATATCCATTTACTGGTGATATGCCTGCTGTTGCAGCTATGACAGGTAAATTATAATGTCTAAATCTGATAAATCCAAATCCGACAGAATGGTTGCTGAAGCACCTTATAATCCCGGTTATGAAGGTGTTTCTGTTAAAGACTTAATCAAAAGTTCTCAAAATGCCACTACAGGCGGCCGTAAATTTGATGGTGGTAAATTACAATATAGTCTTTTACCACCAGCAGCATTACAAGCAACAGTTGAAATTCTAACATTTGGTGCAGAAAAATATGAACCGAATAATTGGAAACATGTGCCTAATTCGAAGCAAAGGTATTTTGATGCTATGCAAAGACATGTGTGGGCATGGCAAAATGGTGAACAAGATGATCCTGAATCAGGTAAAAACCATTTAGCACATGCTCTTTGTTGCCTCATGTTTCTGTACGAACATGATACAATATATTCTGTTGATGATAAATCTTAATTATGGAGTAATAAATGAAACTATCTACACAAACAATTGGTGTATTAAAGAATTTTGGTTCAATCAATGAGGGTATTTACTTTAAAAAAGGTAAAATTCTCAAAACAATTTCTAAAAACAAAAACATTCTAGCTGAAGCTACCATCGTAGAAGATATTCCTTCTGATTTCGGAGTAGAAGATTTAAATAATTTTCTATCAGTAATTAGTATGCATACTGATGATCCGGTTTTTGAGTTTGATGGAACTAATGTAATTATTAATGGTAACAAAGGTCGAAGCAAACAGAGGTATCGTTATTGCCAACCTTCAATGATTGTTATGCCTCCAGAGAAAGCAATTACGCTTCCTGATCCAGAAATTACTTTTGATTTATCTACTGAAGATTTTTCATGGGTAATGAAAAGTTCGCAAGTGTTGAATACACCTAATGTCGTAATTGAATCTGATGGTTCAACAATCAATATTGTTTCGAGTGATTTGAAAAACAATTCTTCACATACTGATGCGTTAGAAGTTGGTAAAGGTAATGGTGATAAGTTTAAAATGGTTTTCTTAACTGAACACCTTAGTAAAGTTTTAACTGGTTCTTATACAGTACAAATCTCATCTAAAGGATTGGCACAGTTTCAAAACAAAAATGTTCCACTCAAGTATTGGATAGCAACAGAAACAGGAAGTACCTTTACAAAAGGTTAATGAGTTGTAAATTTGATTTTTTTATATTATATTATGAGGTATTTTGATGGAACATTTATTGTGGACAGAGAAGTACAGGCCGCAAACAGTAGAAGAATGTATTTTGCCAGAACGGATGAAAAAGCCGTTTCAGGAGTATGTTAATCAAAAAAACATTCCAAATCTTCTTCTTGCTGGTGGACCTGGAGTAGGTAAAACAACAATAGCAAAAGCCATGTGCAACGAAATTGGTTGCGACTACATGGTTATCAACGGGTCTGATGAATCAGGTATTGATACATTTCGGACTAAAATTAAACATTATGCATCATCAATGAGTTTGGCTGGCGGTAGAAAAGTCATTATCATTGATGAAGCAGACTATTTAAATCCCAATTCAACACAACCTGCTTTGCGTAATGCGATTGAAGAATACGCAAGTAATTGTTCTTTTATTTTTACTTGTAATTTTAAAAATCGTATCATTGATCCACTCCATAGTCGGTGTGCAGTTATCGAGTTCAACTTAAAAAATGGTGAGAAGGACAAGATGGCCACTCAGTTCTTTAAACGAATTCAGTCTGTTTTGCAAAGTGAAAAAGTAGAGTTCGATAAGGCGGTTATTGCTGAATTAATCAAAAAACATTTTCCTGATTTCCGCCGTGTTTTAAATGAATTGCAAAGGTATTCTCAGTTCGGTGCAATTGATACAGGTATTCTTGCTCAGATTGGTGATGTACCACTTAAAGAGATTGTAAAATTCATTTCTGAAAAAGATTTTGGTGCAATTCGTAAATGGGTTGCTTCTAATGACATGGATTCTACAACATTGTTCCGTAAACTTTATGATATGATGTATGATGTATTAAAACCACAATCTATTCCTCAAGCAGTTATTATTCTTGCTGACTACCAATATAAGTCCGCTTTTGTTGCAGATCAAGAAATTAATACTGTTGCGTGTTTAACCGAACTAATGGTAAATTGCGAGTTTGTATGATAGATATATTTTTAAATACTTTTAATTGGATTAAAGATGACTGGTATTCAAATAAGTTTCGTTTTGCTGTTGAGCTTATTGCTTGGGCTATTAGTATTGGTTGTGCGATTACCATGGCTTTTACTGTTCCCACTCCTCCGTTACTCATTTTATATCCTATCTGGATCACTGGTTGTGCTATGTATGCTTGGGCTAGTTATACTAGGAAATCATTTGGTATGTTGGCTAACTACTTGTTATTGGTAACGATTGATGTTATTGGTTTAGTTAGAATGTTATAAAATGATGACAAGAAAAGTTTCTAAGAAACTGATCAATCTCATCAAAATGAACGCATTAAGTCGAGATGCTAATGGTGAATTTACTATAATCAAATCGTCAACCAATAAAAAAAGAATGATGCATGATTCTTCTGGTATTAGAGCAGGATCTTTACCTAATAGTAAAGTTTGGATTCCAAGCAAACTATATTTGGATGAAAATGATTTAGAACAAATTTGGCAAGAGCAAAATGAATTGTGTTATTGGTTTAAAATACCACTAGATTTAGAATTAATCTTCAACAATCATCCAGAGTATTTTCCAAAACATCCTTTAGCTCCATCTGTGGATAGAAAAGATGATAAGTTAGACTACACTAGAGATAATGTGGTGATATGTTGTAGATTGGCCAACTTTGGCAGAAATATATACCCTTTTGATAAATTCCACGATGTTATTGGAAAAGTAACATCTAAAAATATACATACTAATTATGAACCCATTTGACTATGTTAACGAAATACTGCAAGGTAAAAAACAGTTAATTATTGATGATGCATCCGAAAAAGCATATGTACCATTTTTAACAAACAGGTCGTTATCGTATCATTTAGATTGCATTATGTACGCAAATGAGATGAATAGACGGCATATTATTGATTCCAAACTGCAAAATGACTTTTTACTAAATACCGTTAGGTCTAAGAAAAGACCATTTGCTAAGTGGGCTAAAACAGTACAGAATGATGATTTAGAATGTATTCAAAAGTTGTATGGCCTATCAAAAATTAAAGCTCGTGATGCAATACGCCTACTTAGTGATGAACAAATCCAAAAACTAAAAGAACAAACCGATACCGGTGGATTAAGGAAGTGATATGGTTGACCTTGCACAATTCGTTGAGGTAAAACTCAACGATCAGGACGATTTTTTAAAGGTAAGAGAAACACTTACTCGTATTGGAGTTTCATCACGCAAAGAAAGAATTTTATATCAGTCTTGCCACATTTTACACAAACAAGGCAGGTACTATATTGTACACTTTAAAGAACTTTTTGCACTTGATGGAAAGCCATCTAACATTTCGGAGAATGATATACAAAGGCGTAATGCAATTGCCAATTTATTATCTGAATGGGGTTTAGTAACAATTTTAAATCCTAAGATTATGGAAAATAATATTGCACCATTACATCAAATAAAAATTATATCATTCAAAGAAAAAGATGAATGGGAATTAATACCAAAATACAATATTGGTAAAAAAACTCAAGACTATTAATTATTAACTAAGTGAAAATATATTATGATGAAACCCAATAAAACTTTTAAGATGGATAAAGAAACAAAAAGAATTTTATCCACTTTAAGTGGTCAACAAAAAAGTGACTACAAGAAAATGATGATTGAGGCACAGTTATGTTCTGCTGTGGTTGTTCGTGAAAAGAAAAAAGGTAAAGATAAGGATGAAGCCTAAATTTATCGAAGCCCACATGAAGGCAGCTGAGAATTATTCAAAGTTATCATCAGCAAAACGCCTTCAAGTTGGTTGTGTTATAGTCAAAGATGATACCATTATAGGAATTGGTTACAATGGTATGCCATCAGGTTGGGACAATAATTGTGAAGATACTATACAGCATAGTGACGATACTACAACAACAAAAACCAAACCAGAAGTACTTCACGCAGAAACCAATGCAGTAGCAAAGGTTGCTAGATCAACAAATTCAACAGATGGTGCCGATATTTTTATCACTCATGCGCCATGCATAGAGTGTGCCAAATTAATTCATCAATCAGGAATTAAAAGACTTTTTTACAGAGATACATATAAAAATGATGATGGGTTAAACTTTCTCAATCAATGTAATGTCGAGGT